CCTTTGGCAACCGCTATAAGCTCAGCGACCCGAGCGCGCTGTTCAACGATCTCGTCGGCGGCTCCATCGCCAAAACGGCAAGCACGGTGGAATACCTGCGCACCACCTTCGATTTTAAGCAGCAAAAAGACGATCTCGACCATCTGGCGGAGCTGAAGGATGAATCGATCAACCTCACGCACAATATGGTGGTCAACGCGGATAACCAGGTGATGGTCATCGACGCCTCCGGCATCAACGGCCGCAGGGCGGTCATCGGCGAAGACGGCCTTCCAACCGGCGACTACGAGCCTGAGGTTTTGAAAATCACAAATAATACCATCGCCTTCTCCACGGACGATTTCGAAACGACGGAGACTGTGCTGGGTAAAAACCTGCTGCCCGACGGCGCGACCACGCCGGACAGGAAGAATTACATGTACGGCCTGAATGCGAAGCTGCTCATGGGCGATCTGATCATCGGCGAAAATTTGAAGGTGAGCGGGGAGATTGAGGGCAGGCTGATCAACGCAAAGGGCTTAACGGTGAATAACGGCGTGACGGACACGCTCCGGGTGGATGAGAACGGCGACGTCTCCCTCAACGTCAAAAGCCTAAGCATCACGGGGAACCAGGTGGCGACGCAGGGGGATTTGACGAGCGGGATCAATGGGCTGCAAATTGGAAGCCGGAATTATATTAAGGACAGTGTATCAAGAACTTTAACTGCCAATTCCACGAGTGATTGGTATTATAACAACCTATACACAGGCTTAGAAAATACGCAATACACGTTTAGCGTAGGCAAAATTTCCGTCATTTCGGGAAGCGCAACCAAGGTATCCGTTTTGATCTATGATATAAATAACGCAAAACTCATTCAAACGATGTATTTAAATGTGTCCAATAGCAAGCAGCAAATCTCGTTTACCCCGCCACCCAGCAGCGCCGCCTTGAGCTTATTAATCTATGCAGGCGTTGCCGGAAGCACGGCTGGAAACAGCCTAAAATACGAACACATGAAGCTCGAAAAAGGATCAAAAGCCACCGACTGGACGCCCGCCCCGGAAGACCGCTCCTATCTCGTCAACACCCTCTCCCCCAC